TCTACATCTCCATCGCCGGCGTTTCTAACAGCATCAGCTGTAAATACAAACTCATTCTTAGATAATCTTGCAGGAACATCATCTGCCTTCTCCATACGTCCAATGGGTACAAATCCACCATCTTCTCTATAATCTTTTTCCATACCGCCCATATCTAGTAAAGGCATAGTTTTTTTAGCGACTGGTTCTTTTGATCCTTCTTGATATTGTTGTCTCATAATACCGCCTTCAGCTGCAAATCTTGGTGCAAGATATTGATTAGGATTAGCTCTGATAGCTGCTATATCTATTCCTTGACCTCTTAATAATTCTTCTGCTTCTTCTTCTGATTCATCACCTGTGCCAATACCTAGTAATGGTAATAATGATACTGCTGTAATTGCTGCACTTACACCACCACCTGGAAATTTAGATAATATATTAGCAAATTTACTTGGTTGTAAAGACATACCTAGTTGCTCCATACCTGGAACATTAGCTGCTAAAGTTTTCAATGGATTAAAACTACCTCTTCCAAAAACACCAGCAAGACCTTTTCCAAAAGCAGTTTGTCTTAAACCTGCAAATGGTCCTATACCAGCTAATCCTAATCCACCACCTATTAACGCAGCTTTACCTATTGGTGACTTTGCGATCTTCTTAACAGCTCTTGTTGCTTTCTTAACAAGTTTACCAAGGCCATACATTTGTCTTGCTGATTCAAGATCCATGATCCCACCTTCGTAAGGCATGCCACCTCTCATAAGACCAATACGACCGCCTTCTGCTTTACTTTGTGTTATTGTACCAAGAGCAGCAAGAGCAGGATCAGCCATAATTCCAGAGACAGTATTACTTATTCTTTGTTTAATCTTTGGTACATTTCTAATAATATTAGAAATATCTATTCCCTCTCCTTTCGCTTCTGTTTGATCTTCTTCCTCTTCTTCTAAATTTCTATCAGCTATTATTTTATCTATAACCATTTTATCAAAATTAGTAAAAACAGGACTTGTTGTAGGAAATTTTTCAATAAATTTTGGATTTGTAACACTATCTAAATTTTGATTTTGCATTTGAGCCATCATAATAGCTGCATCATTAACTGCAGTTTGCCCTGCATTACTTCTATCATCTACACCACCAGATGGATCAGCTCTACCTGCATTTCTACCAGAAGCAATATCTGATTTAGCTGCATCTCCACCTCTAAACCCTGCTCTTCCACCTTTAGCTACAAATGCTCTTGCTATACCTCTTTCTAATAATGCTTGTTGAACCGGGGTTAGTTTTTCTTCATCTATTTGGTCCATGGTGCTTGATGCTCGTAATGATGCTAAATATTCTTCTTCACTATTAAAACCTAATTGTGCCCATAAAGGTATTGCATTAACATCATCTCTATCCATAGTTGATGGTGTTGTTGGTGTTCCAGTAAATAGACTACCTAAACCTTGTATGATTCTTATTGGTAACGGTGTTATATTAAATTTTGCTGCATCAGTAAAACCAAATGTAGGTCTATCAATAAAATCTTCTACAGCCCTAACTCTAGCTTCTCTTACTACATTTCTTTGATTTGCTTCTTGTGCAGGACTAATTTTTGATCTATCTGGACCTGGAGGATCATTTCCACCAAAATCTTGATCTCCCCCTCCTGCAACTTGATCACCACCACCATAAGCAGTATCACCACGATATCCCTGTCTAGTTCCACCAAATCCTGGTTTGACTAGCATACCGCCGTCTTGTAACATCTGTTTTGCTTGTTGTGATCTTGTTATGGCCATCTTACTATCTTATTTTGTTTCTCCAAATAAATCAAGACTAGGCATTATCACTCTTACATCTTTTCTTATATCAGATTCAGGTATATTCTTAGCTTTCCACTCAGAATCATCCTTGTATACCTCGCCTGTCTTCATATTTGTTATTGTTGTTATAACTTCTTTCGGTTCTATTACCGGTATGTCTTTCACTATGCTGTTACCTCTCTTGGCTGTATTTCTAATATGGAAGCTATGACGTGCAGCTCATTCGCGTCAGCAGCCTGTACTTTTAAAATCTCACTCTCTTCCATTACGAGAGGTTGGGTTAAAAGTTCTGTTGTTGCTTTAGATGCTATTGCTTTATCTTTAAATAAGTTAAATATAGTTCCACTAGAATTAACCAATGTTATTGTTATCGTGGTTCCTGATCCAGCATCCTCTGATACCAATAATGATTTTACAACAGTTGTTGTAGCACTAGGCACTGTATACAAAGTTGTAAGATCAGTTGTTGTTAAATCTACTTTTTTATTTTTAAAACTATTAGCCATTAATTTAAAAAGAAGTTAAATGCTTCTATCTCCTGTTTTAATTCTTCTTGAAATGTAGAATTTAATTTTTCTACAATTGCATCAAGATCTCTAACCTGTGCTTCTGCAGTTGGCAGATCATATTCTTCACTTGGTCTTGTTAATACTTGTACTATCTTTGCCATTATCTACGTCCGTCCGGTTGTATATCTAATCTAAACGTACCAAGTCGCCAGCTTTGACTAGCTCCGGTGTTTGCAACTTTTAATGCAATTGCTCTTGCTCTTGCACGTGTATCTACTTTCTTTGTAGAAGATGTTACAGTAAAGGGTCCAAGCGATGAACTAGCTTGACTATCGTTTGGAAAATCTCTTAATTGTAATGTTACTTGTGTATTACCAGTTTGTGATATAAAGTCGGGTATAAATCTTCTTATCTTCATTATAAATTCACCATCTCCTCTAAGATCAGCTATACCTGTTGATTGACCCGTAATACCTCTTCTTTGACTTATATCAAAATCTCCAGATGATATGTTTGCAGTTATTGCAGTTGTAGCGCCACCTTGAACCTGATCTGTTCCTGTTTCATGTTGATAATATATTGTTCTACCTTCAGTATTACCCACTACATCAAAAGATGAGTCATTTCCTGCAGTATATTCTGTTGCGTGTGGGCTGCCAAATACCGCAGAGTCCTCCCACATTGTTCTTGCAAGTGTGCCGACAGTCCATACCGGTCTCTGTGGTGATGAATCAAAATAATTATAACACACCATTCTATTTACAACACTAGATCCTGTTGTTGGATAGAACCACATAACCTCACCGAATAGATTGTTTAAACCTGCTGATACCATTTGATTTCCAGATTCTAGATTTATGTTATCATAAACGTGATCCTCTACCAGACATGGTAGTGATTCTAGTTTACCAGCGTATCTAAAGAAACCATTCTCTGACATCCAATATGCAGA